AAGGAGTTTGTCCCCAAGCACCGCTACCCCAACCTACGTATTCGACAGAAGACGGCATCTATGCGCCCTACGTAGCGATACGTATAATAGCGTTTGTAGCGTCTCCGGCGGGGAATTGCACAGTAAAATCGCCAGCGGTAGACGTTTTGTCTGCCCCAAAATCTAAAACTGCTACGGCGGGATTACCGGCGGAAGTGCTGTATATCAATGCACCTCTAGCAGTAATAGTGGCGTTAACCCACGTAGAGTCCGTAAAGTCTAAGAACGCTGTAGTGCCCGTAGCCGTAGGGTTAGCAGAGATCGCTAATGTGTTTCCCCCCGCAACATAATTTGTACCAGATACTTCGTTAGTAACCGAGTACGCCGTAGTAGCCGCGCTTAAAGTTGCACTAGAAGTGTACAATGCTATTTTGAATACTTGAGATGTATCTGCACTAAAATCCATCTCTCCGTCTAGAAGAGCGATTTTAAATGAAGTACACATTGCTTGTGTAATTGCCATGTTATGTTTCCTTAGCTAACTGGTGATCTGTATTGTCCAGAACGATATGTATCTTCGCGCAGTTTCCCATCACCAAGATTTTTTAACAGCCCCATAGATAGTACAAACATCTTCTCGTAGTTACCTATAATATCTGGTTCGCCTTTCATAAATCTTATAGCTTCTACTAACGCCCCGTTTAATAGCGCAGAGTCAAATTCATTCCCTAGCCACGTAGTGCCAGCAGTTACTATAGATTCCGGGTAATACCCGTAGTGTAGCTCCATAGAGTAGTTACTGTTAGGAGTAGGGCCGACGAGAAAAGAATCATCGTCAAAGTAAGCGTAGTGTTTAGGTACCCCCGTACTCGTATTATTGGGGTATGCTTCCCGAATAAAATTAACGTCTTTGTTTAATAAATAAGTGTAATCGCCACTACCGTCTATAACCGCTAAAGAATAAGACCATAAAAAGTCAGTCGGTATCCCTAGGTATTGAACTCCGGTGCTTAGTGTGCCAGTAACGTTTTTACGTAGTGCAGGTAGCTGTACAGAGTTGTATATTTTTTGTTCGGCTTGTTGCGTAAACATAGCGAGCTGTTCATCTGTGAACGTGTTCTCACAGATGTCTTGGATATTGATTTTTAGCTCGGTATAGTTCATAGGTTACGCCATAGGGCCACGGGCATATAACCCTTTAGTCGCACAGCCAGTGCCACGGATTTTTACTTTCCCTCCGTTTTTGTATCCAGCCATCTTTTTTACGGGTTGCCCCGTTTTAGCCGCTTCTTTTTTAGCCGCTGCCTTGCCTTTGGCGTCATATGTAAATTCTTTATTTCCTACTTTAGGCATTTTAATGTTCCTGTTAAGTTATTACTGTTACTTTACCTATAATACCACTAAGTACCATCGTATTAGGAGTTAAACTATACGGGTCAAACCCCCCGCCTACTGGATTCCACCCCCACTGTATATCTCTGCTACTGTAGTCTCCTGCCTCTCCTAAGCTAGTATCCGGTCGAGGGTCGCGTAGAGCTTGCGGGTCATTAATAGGAAACTCGCCTAACCTTAGCTGGGGGTGGTCTTCATTCCAACACTCAGGACAGGCTTTTACGTTGGTATCCCTGTTTTTAACTATAAGGCTTCGTAACTCTTTTAGCTTATATTCCCAACCGCATATATCGCAATACGCTATAGCCTTCTTACTGGAAGCAAATTGACTAGCCACGACTATAAATACCCCATACGCGGTACAAACCTAACCGATGCTTTCTCCCTGTCTTCCCCTGCGGCTAATTGAAATTGCTCATCGTAGATAGACTTTAGCATACCAACCCTTTCTACTAACTCAGGTACTTTCATAGCTATATAGTAAGCTAACCCTGCTACTAATACCGGAAAAAATCTAAAGTTCATGTCTGAGGTCTGTACACCACTTCCAGCGTCTTCAATCCTACGCATACGCCAGTAGTACAATGTGTAGCTATCGTTGTCCGGTACAGGCCAGACGTTAACTTTTGGGACATCCCGTAACCGCTCTATATAAAGCTGGATTGGCCTGCCTTGAGTTAACTTGTTTGGGATACTAGCGTAAGTACTTACACTAATACGACTTAAGGTAAGATCAGACTGAGTATTTACATTGCCACTATTTGTCCGTACCTGATGTTCGATCAAGTCTATAGTATCCGCAGGTAAGTCGTACTGCCCAGTCCCTTGGGTAAGCGCAATAGTGCCGCTGTCTATAGTCCACATGTTAATACCACGGTTCTGCCACTCAATAGTGAGCAGATTCATAGAACGTCGAGCAGTCTTTAGGTCGTAACCAGAACGCATTTCACGCCCAGCCCGTTCCCACGCTTCCTCGGCAATCTCCGTAAAGTCCATGTTAAACGCTGTAGTTCCTGATGTAGCCATTACTTACCCCATCCTGATTTAGCTTTACCTTTGGTTTTACCAGAGAGCTTGCCGTAGTGGAACAATTTTTTGGATGTATTAGACATACTTTTCCCGGTCATAAGAGTCCCGTCGGGGTGTTTGTGCATACTACCCTTGTGCTCTTTGC